TCAGTCTTCTTTGCCGTCGAGCAGGCTCTCTCTGAAGTCGTCGCTGATAACGGCAAGGTTATCGATATGCATCTTCCCGTTTTTGAATTTGAGCGTGAGCGAATCGGAGTTTCGCTTCATCGAGACAAAATCGGAAATATTAAAGCGCTTCTTTTTGCCGAACATGGTAGAATAGATATATATCCCCTCGCCCGCAGCCACGACCTTCTGGTCGAGCTGGCAGAGCATCGCCGCGGCACCGAAAAGCATACAGCCAAAACCCGGAATCGCAACGAAGAACTTTCCGACAGCGAGCATTGCGATGCAGACGGCGGCGCCGGCAATATAGACAGCCATGCCGAAGAAGAAAAGCCATCTTGGAATATGTACGGCATATTTTGCATCACCGGGATCGCGCACTATACGGACGATAAAATATATCAGCAGAGCCGCAGAAACGACAACGGCGACAAAAGCATAAATCATTCCGACTCTCCTTAAAAGATATTGAGATTCCTGAGCACGAATATCATAGAGATGACCCATGCCGCATCGACAATATATGAAATTATCGTCAGAACTTTCGATGACTTAGCACCGACCGCGATACCCACGACTCGGAGCACGAAGAACAATATTATCGCCACGGCACTCGCTATCAAAAATCCGAGCATCACCGACGCGCTGACAAAATTCGGTTTTGCGGCGTTGATTATCTGAACAATAAAAAATGCGACTGCGCCGACTATGTCAACAATAGCCGATATATTTGTTATTTTTGGCAGAACTTTGTTTTTCATATTTACGAGACCCGAAGTCTCCCTCACTCCTTTGAATCAGTTACGGGAAAATTCTATCACATAAATGCGATTTAATCAACAGCGGACAGAAAAAAGCGGCGGAATTTACCGCCGCGCATGGTTAGCATACATTAATTATATTTAACTATATTCGCCTGTATCGGCTCTCCCCTGCCGAACGAGGCGGCATTTTCAAACGTGGTCTCACTTATCGACTCAAGCGCCTCGCGGGTCAAAAAGCCCTGGTGCGAGGTGATTATAACATTAGGAAAAGACAGAAGGCGAGCCGTGACGGAGGTTTCGAGAATATCGTCCTCGCGGTTTTCAAAGACATTGTGCGTCTCCTCCTCATACACATCGAGCCCGACGCCCATAAATTTATGCTGCCTTATACCTTTTATAAGATCGGGCGTGCTTATCAGCGCGCCGCGCGAGGTGTTAACAAGGATAACGCCGTCCTTCATCCGCTCTATCGCGTTGATATTTATCATATGATAGGTCTCCTCGGTCAGCGGGCAATGGAGGGATATCAGATCGCTTTCGCTGAGAAGTTCATCGAGTTCGACATATCGAACGAAGTCGAGCGAGGGGTTCCGATACTTATCATAGGCGATAACATTCATCCCGAGTCCGCGGCAGGCTCGCGCGAACGATGCGCCTATCTTTCCCGTGCCGACGACTCCCGCCGTCTTGCCGCAGAAGTTGACCCCGGTCAGTCCCATGAGGCTGAAATTGTTCTCGCGCACTTTTATATACGCCTTGTGTATATGGCGGTTGACAGCGAACGCGAGCGCGAGGGCGTGCTCGGCTATTGCCTCGGGCGAATACCCCGGCACGCGCATAACGGAGATACCGTGCTCCTGCGCCGCCGGAAGATCGACATTGTTATACCCGGCGCAGCGCATGAGAATGAGCCTGACCCCGTTCTCGGCGAGGATATCCACGACCCGCCTGCCGACATCGGACGCGACGAACAGGCACACGGCGTCATAGCCTTTCGAGAGCGGCGCGGTGCGGTAAGAGATATCCGTCTTGAGATAGTCTATTTCAATGTCGGAATATTTGCCTGCAAGCTTTTCGAACGCCTCGCGGTCATACGGCTTTGTATCATAAAAAAGTATCTTCATAGAATGCGCCTCCGGCAGTTTTCTCTGAATAGTATCTGCCGGGCGGGAATGAATATTCGGGTTAAATAAGCACAATTTATCATAAAGAGTGAAAACAATGGGAAGAAAATACAAAAAAGGCTTGACTTTTTCGAGCAAATATTATATGATAATCAAGCTGATTTGCGGATACAGCTTCCGCACAGCGAAAAGGATATGATCCATTAGCTCAGTCGGTAGAGCACTTGACTTTTAATCAAGGTGTCCGGAGTTCGAATCTCCGATGGATCACCAAAAGAGAAAGTCTTGAAGTCGTTGTGTATCAACGGTTTCAAGGCTTTTTTCATTTCTATTGCAATGTACCCTAAAATAGAATCCGTAGTAACCCTGTAGTAACGGTCGATTTTTGCCGGCACAAACATTGCTTGATTTTCAAAGCATATAATGTTATAATACAACTAAAGAGCCTCTAGCTCTATATCCTATTTCTTGTGGCTCTCGGTCTGACCGGGAGCTGCGTCATTGTAAAACGCAAAAAGCCGGGCAGAGGAAAATCCCCTGCCCGGCCATTTTTATATCACTCCGAAGAGCTTAAGTATCTGAACAAGAGCCCAAGCTCCGTAGAGTCCGAGCATGTTGAGCAGATTATACAGAATCGCTATTCCCATAAGATCATACCTCCTCAAGGCTCGCCACCGCTACCCAGCTCGATATATCGCCGAGCAGGGCTTCTTTGACGCCTTTGTTTGTCTGTATCTTGCTTACCTTGTGCTTTGTCGGTGCAAGCTGAGCGGACGGGACCGCTTTTCCGCGCGCTGAGGTACAGCCGCCGTAAACAGCACCTTTCTTGATAGTCACTGTGCTACCGACTGCAACACCTTTCTTTGCCGTCGATACTACTGTTATATCTTTGGTATGCACCCAGCTGCTGATCTCCTTGAGCAGAGCTTTACCGTCCTGCACCTTGCTTACGGTGTATTTGCGCAGCTTCACCCAAGTAGGTACGCGCTGTCCCGTGGCATAGTTCGTGCCGGTTATCTTTACCTTATCTCCGACCTTTATGCCGCCGCCCGGTTTCGAGGTCGATTCTGACGGCTTCTGTGCCGCTGTAGTGCTGTTGTAACTTATCCAAGGACATTTGCCCCAATGCACCCAGGGACGGCTTTTAAGCGCGGTTCTGACGACGCCACCGCCGCATGAGACGGTACACTCGATAACATAGCCATTGCCCTCATACACACCCACATGACCATCCATGAAAACGAGGACGCCGGGGATCTCTGGCATCTTATTTATGTTGCCGTGTTCGGTACATTTTGAGAGCATGCCGTTTGCCGACACATCCTGCGCGGCGTTATATTTCGGCGCGGCTGTAGCGCTGTCGCTCCACAGGTAGCCTTTTATCAAACCGACACAGTCATGCACGCGCTTGCCGATATCTTTCTTGCGCGCCGCATATCTGGCGCTTGTATAAAAAGACGGATACTGCTTGCGCTTCGAGTCAAGCAGCGTCTGTGTGCCGACCTGCCCAAAGGTGCCGTACCAATACGGATTGCCGATGTTCGCTTTTGCGTATGCCACGAGCCCTGTATTAGTCTTTGCCATTTTCAGCACCCTCCTTTTTCTTAAGCTGCTTATTGATTTCCGCAACCGCCGCTTCGATAAGCATGTCCATCTCGATATCAGATATTGATATGCCTTTCTCATTGAGCATTTCAACGATGTTTTCCTTGACCTTCGCAAGCTTTTCTTCGCCGTGTAAATCTTTATACAGCTGCTCCGCTGCATTGACACAAGTTTTCACGACCGACTCTTTAGTCTTGTCGGCGGAAAGCTTCGAAAGAATCTGCTTTATCGCGATTCCGATGAAGCCGAGCACCGCCGTTAAAACGGTGTAGATCAATGTCATACCGTACTCCGACCAAAATTCTGCAAACATAAATGTGACCTCCTTATTTTTCGCTCATACGGCTCTCCAAGCCGTCTATCCGATGGTGTGCTTGTTTCGCGGACGATTCAACAGAACTCAGTCTTTCAACGACTTCCCTTATGCTGTCATCCTGCTTTTCCTGCTTTCGTTTGATGTCATCGACGCCGCTTTTTATGTACCCCAGCTCCGTCAAAACAACACCGTCTTTCTTGCCTTCGTCGCGGTTGTCGCCTTTGTTGTTCCGCTTATAGGCTTGATACCCAAAGATAATGGCGCAAACCGTCCCGCATGCACCTATTGCGGCTAAAAAAACTTCCCACACACTCATCCCGTCACCTCCTCGAAGTAAATGCCCACAAGTTGCGACGGCAGATAGTGCATGACCGTGCCCTCGCCGCCGCTGTCGTCTCTTGTGCATCTGTAAATTTTGCCGCCGTCGAGATAGTATTTATCTTTAAAATACCTCATGCCCTCGGCGGCGGTTATCGGGTTGTCTATCGTGCCGTCCTCGTCGACCGTCACACGCTCCCAGTGTGCGGGAGTTGCGCTCGGTAGCCATGTGGGATTGGCGGATATCGCGTTGTAGCAGCGATAGAGCTTACCGCCGTCGCGCACCCTGTCGCCGACAGAATAATCTTTTTCGCCGCTCCACGGTTCAAACAAGCTGATACTTGTCAGAGCTTCGGCGTTTGTCAGCTTCGCGGCGGCTTTTGTTATCATCTCGCGAAAGCGTTTTGCCTGCGTTCTCGTCATATATCCGCACCCCCTGTGATGATATCCAACGCCTCGTCAGCCGATATATCTTCGGGCGGCTCGGCGGCCGTCCAGATTTGCTTTATCTCGGATTCAGTCTCCGTCCACGACTCGGTGTAATACCCGCCGTCGGACGGATATTCCGCCGTGATTATCGGCTTGTATCCGTACTGCAAAAGCAAATTGGGGTCAGTAGTAAAAACATCGCCATTTTCTGTTCTTATCGGTCTCGGCGCACCGTGCAGAGCACCGCCGACCAGTTTTCCGTATATCATATTTTCACCCCCATATGAAGCTGCCCGCGCCCTGATTATAGAGCGCCGTTTTGCCTATAAGATCATAAAGGCACGGCACACCGTTTGCATCGAGACACGGGACAAGCTGCTGTGCATCGCCGTCGGTGTAGCCATATAACCGCATAACAGCCTTATTGCCCGACCAGTTGTTGTTGCCGACGTCAAATATCAGTCCGTTTGTCGGCGTCTCGAAGTCGGCGACATCGCTCCAAGATTTTTTTAAAATATCATTGACCCACACGCCGGCTTTGTTCATTCGGATTTTTGTTCGTTCCAATGATGAAGCCGCCGTAAAACGGTGCTTTTGATACTCGGAAAAGTCGCCGGAGAAAACAATCGGATTTTTGTTTTGAAACAGCGTAAGATTATTTTTCAACGCGCTCTGGCGCGACCCGAATATGCCCGCGTTCCTGTTTATTTCACCGACTATCCTGAAATCTATGGTGATATCAGATTCCTGCGTCAGCTTGCGTCCGGTGTCGATATACTGAGTGCCCGACGATTGGATATATTCCAATGCCGTGTAACCGTCCGGCAATCCGCCGCCTGATTCCCCGGGCGTTATCAGTCTCCGCCTCATGTGCCGTCACCGACCTTCTGGGCGATAACAACACCGTCTTTGATTGACATTTCCCATGTCTCGCCGTTTGCGAAGCTCGGCGCGTTGCCGATGTACTTAGTGCCAGTCGGCAAAGTGACAGTGACTGACCCGCTCGCCGCAAATGATAGCTTGAGCCAGCACTCAAAGTTGCCTGTCGGATAGGTCAGCGTTAAGGTCGTGACATCGGTAAGGCGATATTCCGTGTTGTCGGCAAGGGTGATTTCTGTTCCCGCTGTTACCTGTGCCGACACGGCTTGCGGCGTATAGCCGAGAGCGGCAACAACATTGGCTTTTGTCACTGTCGCATCGGAGCCCGGAGCGCCAGGTGCACCCGGCGTACCGGGTTCGCCCTTATCACCTTTCTCGCCTTTTAGTCCTGCTTCTGTTCCATTATATAAGAGCTTTCCATTGGAATCAGAAAGGTGATCAAGTACAGTTTCATTACTATGCTCGTGGGCTTTCTCAACCGCAGGATAGACCATATGGTTAAGAATATACTGTAAACTCGATGACTTTGCAGAAGCATCGTCAGATAATTTGGCTTTAATGGTACTTGCCTCAAGGTAGTCTGTCGAAATATCCCACGTGTCTGTACTGTCAACGTATATGTAAAAGTTCGCCCCAGCAAATACTGAAAATGTATAATCGGTTTCTGTAGCAAATATAAGAGGAATTAAATACACCGTATCCTCGCTTGTAATTGTACAAACCGCCAAAATTTGTTTGCCCGCCTTGTAAGCCTCATCTATTTGTGTATAGGTTTTATCGTGGGAGGTAATTGTATATTCTCCTTCTTCTGATTGAGCTTGCACATTAACCACAAAAAGTTCGGTTTCAGTTGAACCTCCGCCACCTATTGCTGTTCCGTCATAGGTCGGCTTGCCGTCGGTTTCGGCAAACTTATCAAGCACGGATTTGTTATCATGGTCGTGCCGTGCGGCAGTGTTCCGGTTGACTTCATCGACAATGCCGGGCTGTTGCAGATCTATAGAGCTGTCACCGTCCGCCGTTTGAGAAAAGTGCAGTCTCACCATCCTGGACTTATAAATCTGTTCACTGCCGACATATCCGATAAGCGTTACGCAGCAGTGGGGTGTTGCCGTGACCGCCGACGGCAGAGGATATGAAAATGCTCCGTCCGTGGTCTGTAAAATTATCTCCGACAGACCGCCGGGCTCAAAGCAAAGGCGATACACTGCCTCTGTCGGCATGATAGCCGGTGGAGTAACAATAAGCTCCGTGGCGTAATGTTCCCCTATTATTCCGGCTTCGCAGTCATATCGGTTATCGGCAAAATTAAGCCGACACTGTCTCATCTTCTTCAACAATAATTTCACCTGCTTCCCGGTCTTTGTCGTCCTCTTCGAGCGAGGACAGCAGTTTGTTGAGTTCGTCTTTAATGCCGATGCACACCATGCGGCAATTCTCATAAGTTTTCTGTTCGGCTTCGATCTCGGCTATGCGAGATTTGATTTTTTCTACTGCTTTTGATTCTGTCATATCATCACCTCGTGATTGTTATTGTGGGGCTATTTTAATCGACTTACCCGTTCCATATCTGACATAAACACCGTCATTACCGACGATAATATAACCTGTATATTTCGAGCCGGTGAGCTTCAGTGTGATTTCACCGTCAGCGTTTTGATAGATATCACTCCTGGCGATAATAGCGTTATTCTTATCACAGACCTCTATTGCGCCGGATGGTAAATTCGATGGTCCGCCAACGCCAAACGCCGCCGAATACAGATCCAATCCGCCGATAGGTCTATAATGTTTCAACCCCGCAAACTGGTTGTATCCAAGAGGATTGGTTATCAGAGTTTTTCTTATTTTGGTTGCATCAGCTTCTATTCGCATCCAATCGTATTGCCAAGCAGTCTCCATATCTGCCCACGGCTTTGCAGAGGTTACATAGTCCGTGCCATTGTTCACGGACTTACCGAAACGAAACCCGGCATTGCTACTGCCGCCAAGCGTATAATCGACCGTAGCGAATGTCGCATACCAGTTTGCTACGGTTGAACTCTGCCATACAAGCGTGTTTGCCATGCCAAAAAACTGCTGGCTGCCCTCGCTCGCAGTTCCGGTACTTTGATAAAGTTTAAGCACGCCCGATGATAGATCCGCTTTATACCCCTCACTTTCTGCCGTAAATGAGCCGTCTTTTACCTTTATGCCCTGCGCATTTATGGTCGTTGTTGCGTTGCTCAGTTCGGACGGTGAGCCGAGATTATCAAAACGGATATTTATCTCGTTACTCAGCTGCTCAATAGTCGACGAAGTGACATAATCTCCTTCGATTTTTTTCACCTTTGACTGGATGCTGCTCGCTGTCTGCTTCAGCGTGCTCATCTCGCCGGACAGCCCGTTCATGTCTCGGACGAGCGTTTGAATACTCAGGTTCTGGTGGTCAACCTGCAGCTGCACCTTTTTGAGCGTCTGCATAACGCTGCCTGCCATCTTGTAATCAGTTTTCTTGACTATCTGAGCCTCTGCGGACACTTTTGACTTGATGCGAGCAGTAGTTTCTATCTGCAGCACCGTGGCCGTGAAATATGTCCCGTCCTTATTCTGGACGCTTATGCTGTCATTCAGGTCGAGAATATAATCATCAATGCAGTCGGTTATCTGAAACGGCACGATTGACATGCCGAAGATCTGCGCAGCGATGGTTTTTATGCTACTCTCCCGCGTTTTGTCGATGAAAGGATTATCGTCTATGCGCCACTGGCAAAGATTCTCCGGTGCGGTTGACGGGTATGTGATATCGTCGTCATATCCGTCATGCCCGAAGACCAATGAGTTTATAACGCCGAACTTAGGCTCCTTTGAAACCGCCTTATACCGCGCCTTGCCTATCTGAATACCCGTACTGACCGGCTTGCTTATGCGCAGTCCCCCGATACGGCTTATCTGCGCTATGCAGCCGCCGAGCTCGGCGGCGCGGGAGATCAACTCTCGGTCTGTAACTGAGGCGTCCATATTCGGCGCTTCTGTCAGCTTGAAAGTCGACATAGGAAATGTCGCTGTTTCCAGTGCAACGCCGTGGCGCTGGCAGATCTCCTTCACGAACGCTCCCAATGTTGTCGGATAAGTCAGGCTGCCGCCATACGCGCAGTCAAAAAGCACTGCACGGTCAGTACCTTTGAAAGATATCGACCGTGCAGTTTTGTTGTTTGTAATGTCCTCGTCCTTGGCAGTAAAAAGCCCCAACGGAATCCATGTCACCGAACCGTTTATCTCGAGTCCACGATATACAGATACCTCTTTTCCGTTCAGGTCTATGGACCCGTCGAGATTGTATATCTCAAACTCACAGCTTTTCGCCGGGAACCCGCCTATCATTTTGCTGTTGGAATGCGATATCTTCGGGTATGTCTTCAAATACTGCTGTCCGGTATAAGTCGCATTTCCGACTACTATTTTTGACTTCGGCACACGGACCCTGGAGGATGCTATGTAGTTTTTATAACTTGTACTCGCTGCGTACATATTTTGTCCTCCTTAACTGTTCGGAACGGTCTGAACGAAACGCAGCTCAAACGCCTCAATGACGTATTCGCCGTTAATCAGCGCGTGTGCCGTCACTGCATCAGAAACCGGGTACATCGTCTTGGTCAAAAACGCACCGGCACGAAGATCATAAAATTTTACAGTACATTCGGTCATCGCCCTGACCTGCAGAATTTTCCTGATCTCCGCCTCGGTCTTATCCTTTTCAAATGTCAGAATGAGCTTGTCGCGCTCCGGCAGAACTTCGCGGATCATCAAATTTTCATCGGTCGCGCCCGACCCTTCCGAGTCGGTCTGCGGATATTCCCAGCCTATTCCGTCGGCTTCGAGCGTTATGCTGCCGTTTATAAGCACTTCATATTTTTCCACGCTTTACACCTCCAGAAGAATCCTGCCCTCGGCTATCTGGGCTTCGTTGATAGTTTTGATTATCGTGCGTCCGTCGGGATAGCGGATAAGCAGTTCGAGTTGCAGCTTAACCTTTTGGGCAAAGCCGCCCGCCTTGGCGAGTGCAAGCTCAACCTGCTCGCGAATCTTTGACTCGGGCGACACTATTTCGCCCTCACGGGTGTTGTCGCCGACGATGGCAAGCTGCGGATTGTTGGCTGCCACCCAACCGCCCTGCGCGAGGCGAGGCAGCTTTATAGTGGGAATCTGGCTTATGTTAAAGCCTAAAGACTTACCGCCTATTCCGGGCACCCAGTCAGGCACATTCCATTTTATCGAGTTAAATCCCCTGATAAGCTTGTTTATACCGCTGCCGATACGGTTCACGAGGTTTTCAAACAGAGCTATTATGACATTGAGCGGAGCTTTTGCGCTCGCCGCCATAGTGTCAAACGCGCCCTTGAAGATGTTTTTAATACCATTCCACGCCTTTGACCAGTTTCCTGTAAAGACGCCCGTTATGAACTGTACAATGCCTTTCAGCACTGTAATTATCCCGTTCGCGCGGTCTATAAAGCCGGCTATTATGGGCTCGACAACATTCATCATATTCCGAAAACAGGTAACGACGACGGGATAAAGGCGATCCTGCACCCACTTTACTAAGGGCATGATAACCTTGTTGTAAATCTCAAGCGCATCCTGTATCCGTTCTCCAACGAAGCCAGTGAGGTTATCAGCTAACGGTTTTACATGGTCAGTCCACAGCCTTGTAACCGTCCCCATTATGATATCCCAGCATGGCTTCATGTAATTATTCCAAGCATTCAGGAACAAATTCTTTGTATTTTCAATGGCTGCTCTGACATTATCAAAAATCGGGGCTCCGTATGTCTGCCAGTTGTCATATACAATGTCCCATGCGTCCTGATAAACCTGTGTGAAAAACTGCAGTGCCGGTACTGCTCCCTCGCGCCAGGTCTTATCGAATATTTCTTTCACGGAGTCAAACAGCGTCTGCAGGGTTTTTACGCATTCGGTGGAAAACTGCGTGAGCACAGGCAAACCTTTTGTTACAAATTTTTGAAGCCTCGGATACACGGCAACATTCCATAGATCCCTAAAAACGGCGTTTACACTGTCATATAGACCTAAAAAGATGTCAGCCGAAGCGTGACAAAAGGTTTCAAAAAAGTCCTTCAAATCCGTTGATGCCCAATTTTTTATCGGCGATTCAAGCTTGCGCAGATCTTGCCAAACTCTTTTGATTAGCGCTTTCGTCTGCTCAATTTGTCTTTTCAGTTCTTCGCGTTCCTTTTCAAAACCTGCCGCAAAACCGCTCCAAAAAGTCGAAAGCTTCTCTTTGAGTTCATCAAGTCTAGAATCGACAGCAGAAACTCCGCTCGTTATTGCTGAGGTTGTAGGACCAGCTGCCGCCACTCCTGAAGAGCCACCAGTGCTTGTATCCGACGAGCTTGACTTGCTCAGCACGTTTATCTCATCGTAAGAAGCGAAGGCTTTTTTGACCTTTTTCGCGGCTTTTTCGGCAGCCATGCCGGTGTTGCCAATAGCCTCGGCGGCCTCCGTTGCCCCCGCAGTTACGCCGCCAAGGGATGTCACATCGGGCATCTCAAGCCCGATTGATGCCATCGCCGTTTTCAGCAGACCCAAAAACTTCAGCAGCGCGTCAAGCGCGGTCTGAATTGCCGGGATAAAAAGGTTTAGTATCGGTATTATCACATTGCCGATTTCTGTTTTTAATGACGTGAATGTCGCAGACAGTTTTGCGACCCTGCCGGCGAAAGTAGTGGCATATTTTGCCGCGTCGCCTGTCTGCCACTTTGTTTCCTCCATGATGCCGTTGACTTCGGCTTCTATCTTCTGCTGCTGCGTAAGTGCGTTTGTTGTTGTGCCGATAGACTTGGCATAATCTTCCCACATTTTCGCCACATTCTTGGTAACACCTGCGTTGTCAACAAGGATAGAATTTTCGTTTTTCAGACCCTCCGTCGCCGTGGAGATGGCATCACCATATGAATAAGACGCCTGACGGCCAAATGCCGCAGCATCTTTCAGCGCAGTCATTGTCTTTTCTATCTGCTCGGTGCTGTATCCGCGAGCCGCAAGGTTTTTGTATGCGGTCACAGCGTTGTTAAGCGGCACGAGACCGTCAGAAATATAATCCTGGATAAATCTGTTTGCTTCGCCGAATGACTTCTTCTGCCCGTTCAGAATGGAACTCAGACCCACCCACGCGGACTGCGTCTCGCTCGCTACCTCAACGCACTTTTTACCGAAAGAAACGACGGCGGCCGCCGAAAACGCAACGCCTATTGCCTTGCCGACCTTGCCCATCGCGGACGAAAACACGCTCTGAGCCTGTCCGGCCGCGCTTTTTATTTCCTTAGAAAACGCACCACGGTTTGTGTTTATGTTAAAAAACACAGAGCCAACATTAGTGCCCTGCGGCATATTCTCACCCCCCTGCGAGATTTTTAAAGAGCTGTTGGAACTGTTCCAAGGTCATTGTGTACTGTACGCTCTCCGCTTTCGCGGCGCGGAACCGCTGCCACTTTCGGCGGATATCCTTCTCGGCATTCGTCATCTCGCGTATCTTCTTCGGGTCCTTTTCGGATCTGACCGAAATAACATATCCGAGCGGCGTATCGTGCATAATGCCCGCCAGCAGTTTCCTGTACTCCCTGACCGATATATCTTCCGTCAGAAGCCTAATACCGTACTGTTTGGCAAATGACGCCACGATAAGCGGCTCGTCAAACTGCTCGTCGTAGTAGGCTTCCTCGGTTAGTTTTTTCTTTCTTTTGCTGCTTTCTTGAGATCTTCATAGTCCTCGCCGGTTATGGCTGCCATAACATAGTAAGACAGATTCATATAGCCGGAAACGGATATGTCGCTGTTTACCAGCTCGGCAACAGCTTCCTTGCCGAGCGCAAGGGTGAGGATTTCCATGTCGGAATCGTCTCCGCCCTTTTCCTGTGCCTGCTGAATTTTGTCCCATGTGGACTTTCTGTCATCGACGAGATAGAGCTTATCGCCGATTTTAAGCTGCGGATGATTGTCACCCGAAAGAATGGCATCGCCCGTGTCGATTATTCTCATGCTGTTTTACTCCTTTAAATAAAAAATACGGACTGCCGCGAATCACGCAGCAGTCCTGAAATTATGAGCCCGTAGCCGGTGTATAGGTCGGCTTACCGTTGCTGATAAGGTCAAACGCCAGGGGGTTGACGGCGGTTGCATCGTCACCGGCATAGTCGCTCACCGAGACGACTACATCGCCGGTAAACACCGCACCGTCGGGAAATGTCACCTTGATTTTCGAATCGCAGTCGCGTCCGTTTTTGAGCGCCAGTCCTGCAATATAGTCGTTGCCGGGATCTCCTACGCTGCGCTTACCGTTCATGGACAGGGTGTACGACTTCGCGGTCGCCAGGGCTCTCTGCCAGCCGTCCTCGGTTATCGAGTGCCAGGTCTCTACGCCGGTCTCGATTGACAGCTTCGCGTTTTCCATGTCGGCTATCGGCGCGAAGGTCGTGCCGGTTGTGCAGATCTCTATGTCGAGATCATACACGGGAAAAACTCCTGAAAAATTAGGCATGTTCTCACTCCTTTTTACTTGTCATAATAAACATCGAACTCGAAAGAGTATTCATACACGCCGTTGCCGTCGGTTCCCAAGTCGATGGGACCGTCATAGCGAGATATTATAAACGCTCTTTGTCCGTCGATTTCAAAATCCTTTTCATCGAAAAAGTCGTATATGCTTTGCGCCTTGCCTTCGGCGGAGTCCGCATTGCGCGTCCAGCGCAGCAGGACCGTAACGGGCAGCACACCGTAGCTCCGGTTGACCTTGCCGCCCACCGTCTGCGTCTTTGCCGCACCTAAGCGGGAACGATAAAAGCAAACTGCCCTCTCAACATCGCCGTCTATCTTACCGATAGAGATGTTGTCCGTCCAACTGTATGCGGTTTTGAAAAAGTCTTTCAATGCTTTCAGCGTCATCCGCCACAGCTCCTTTGCATAAATCTCGCAAAGACCCGCTTTGCGTAATCCTTCTTCCGGCCTGAAATGTACGGCTCAAACCACGCTCCTCCCGCCTCTCTGTTTTCAGCCCTGCTGAAATTGTATTCGGGGTGAAAATAGAGCCTGCGGGCATATGGAGTATCAGACACGATATAGACCTTGCCGGTCTCCGCCTCTTTATCGTCGACAAAGGTAGAGCGGTTCTGCAGCTGTCCGGTCTTGAACGGCATCGTCTCCGACTGCTGCAGATCCGTTTTAAGCGCGTCCGCCGTTTTTGCCAGATTTCGGGCAACCGCTTTTTCGATGTTTTTTATGTTTGCGGTGTTGAGCTTGACCGTGACCTTCATTTCAGCTCAAACTCCGTGTGGTTCACCGTACCGTCGGGATTCTTCGCTCGGATACCCGAATATATCGTCATTTCGCGGCCGCGGACAGTAACGGTGCCGCTCGATATTTCGCGCATCTTCGGTGCGATATCGCCCTTTACGATTACTTTGCCGACGAGCTCGGTATACTTGCCGTCCTTATCATACAGCCGCTTCCTGCGCTCCGAATATATGCAAGAGGTCTTTATTGCAGCCGCGGTCATCGGCTCGCCCTCCTCGCTGATATGCGGCTCATCGAGCTTTATCTCGCACGGTGTGACGCAAAGGAAGTCCGGGAACGGCAGTTTCTTAATGCTGTTTGCCATCATGATATCCTCCCTGTAAGTCCGGTCTGCTGCAGCAGGGCATACGCTACGGGACTCATTCCGAGTCGCTCGTAGACCTTGCCGGAATCCTTGACCGTAACGCTTATGTCAAGCACGCTATAGCTCTGTATACCCGAGCCGTCATATCCGTTTTCGTGAATATAATCCGCCTGGTAACATGCGGCGAGCCTGATTTTTTCCTGCTGAAACTCGGTAAGGTTTTCAAAACCGCGCCCTTTGATGCGGTTGAAGGTCGCTTCGTCAATCTTTATCTCGGCCAAAGACAAAGAGGCTTCGATTTCACACGAAGCCTCCTGCGTACCGCGAAAAGATTCTAAGTAGAAATTGACGTCAGCATACATTATGCATCAACTCCGTCAAGCGATATCGGTGTCGACAAACACGCTGTCGACCTTGTTATCCTTGCCGTTGGGGAATACGAATACATCGGAGAAAGCACGGTTCTGATACAGCCAACCGTCGCCCTCGGTGTGCGCTCCCGGTGCGAAGAAGTAAATACTGTTGACCTTCGGCACGAACTTCGTGGTAAGAGGCGAAGCAATCAGGATATTGATCTTCTTCGAGCCGGCAGCATCAACCTCGTAGTAGCTCGAAGTGGACGGATTGCCGGTCGGGCTCTTGACGGCGGTATACTTTTCACCGCTCTTGGTGTAATAGGTCTTGTCGGCAACAACGCTGGTATCGGCTGACGCCTTATAGGTCGTCTCTGCAGGCGCGAAACCGCCATCCTCTCCGTCAAAGTCGAAAGTGTCATAGAACACCTCGTCGTCGATGACCTCGAATACAGGGACACCGTCAATCTTCGTAACGCGGGTCTCGATACCGATGCCGCCCTCTGCGATCTGAGTCATTTCGATTTTCTTGACGAGCTCAGTGCTCTGCTCGAGAAGATCCATTATCTCCGATCTGACATAGACGATAAGCGCACCCATCGCCTTATATCTGCGAAGCTTGCCGGAGCCGAGTGCCTTTTTGATTTTGGTAAAGACATTGGCAGCGGTATAATCACTGAGCTTTGTTTCGGTATGATAGCCGTCGAGCGTCTTTGCCTTTGTCGCGACGCGGGAGAAGAAGAGGGCGTTCGCCTCGGGCACCTCCTGGGTGCGGACGAATACCTTGGAGATGTTCTCCATCGATGCGGTCGCATTGGTCTCATCAACATCAAGCTTGTCGACAAGGAACTCCACATCTCTGTCGTGTTTGAGGGTAAAAGGAACATCGGTCTGGACGAAGGAACCCCTGTTCCAGCCACCGTTCCTGTTGTGGCTCTTATAGCCACTGGTTGACATCTGAGTGAAATGGAAGGTCTTAGCCGAAAGCCATCTCACCGAGGTCGTGATAAAGGGAGAAACGAGCGAATCCTGGGTGAGGATCTCGAGAAGCTCAGGCTCCCACTTTTCTGCATAGTTTGCCGTGTTAGGCATTTTTCAACACTCCTTTAATAGTTAAATCTGTTCCAGCTCTTCTGAGCCGTCTTCCTGGCGGGCTCTTTCTTGCTCTTGTCTTCCTGACCGTCCCCGCCTATGCTGAATCCGGGCCCCCCGTCCTCGGCCTTATCGGTCAGCTCTGTCCACGTTTTGAGCAGTTCGGTGACTGCGGCGGAAGCTTTTTCGCGGCTGAATTTGCCGTCATCGTCGAGGCAGTCCGCGCGGTCGATGAGTTTGACCGCCTTAGACACCTTGTCTGCTTTGACATGTGCCGCAAGCATCACAGCTTCCAGGACTGCGCCTTCGGCCATTGCACGAGCCTCTGCGAGTTCGGCGGCTACTCGGGAGTTCTGCTCCGCACCGTCCGTCTCCGGCTCTTCCTGCTTATCAAGCTGCGCCTTCTCGATAAGCTCTTTGACCTTTGCCCTGTCGGTCTTCTCGGTTATACCGAGTTCCTTCATAAGCTTGGCGACTGCCTTCTTGCTGTTTTTGACGCTGATGTTGTTTACTTTCTCGTCGGTGTACTTTTTTTCGGGCTGAGTCTGCTCGTTCTGCTCCTCGTTGCCCTGCCCCTCCGTGGTTTCAACATTCTTGTTTTCTTCTGCCATTTTTTACACTCCTTTTCTCAGTTAAGGTCAACTGTTACCCTGTTTTACGATACAGGCAAACGATTTTTGGATATAAAAACAGCGTCTTGCAGTCAAATGCAAGACGCTGTAATTATTGAATTAAACTATTACAGATTAAAGCCTGAACTTATCAACTTACAAATAAAATCGTCGGTTCCATTGTACTCTTGAACTCCGAGAACATCGAGTGCTGCCGTCGCAAAACTTTCAAGAGGCATCCCCATAAAAGAAACACCCGAATCAAGCATTTTTGTTTTAAGAAGTTCAATAAATTCTGGCGATGCACATCTGGATTTTGCGCCAAAAATAACGGCATTTAGATTAAGGATCGGGATATCTGACTTAGCACCTAATAACACCGCATTCATGTCATTCGCAGACATTCTCGATATAAGAGAACTAACACTGTTGTTTGTATTTACTGATTTCATTATCACGGAGCACCTCCAATCTTTTTGCAATATCGTTTCTTCCGATACTTTTTGCCAGATCTATTTCCACCTGATAAGCATCGATCTCACGCTTAATACATTTTTCCGGGTTCTGAAAAACTCTCATCCCGAGCCATCCGTCTTTCATATCGTCTTCTGCGTGCCTAAGTTCATGAAGCCACGCACCGTAGCTCGCATTTTCAGAAATATAGACAGTTCCAGGTTGACCTTTTGATAGACCCGGTGAATACGAAAGTTTTTCAGCCTTCGTTCTGATTAACGAGACTCCTATCTCCTCAAGATGAGTTTTAATCGCCTTTATTTCCTTTGGATTTGAATCTTCTGCGCTTCCGAGTGCTTCTCGCAATGGGTCATCCGTAGTTCTAAACTTGCTTATATTTATTATATCACTTTTTTTGAATTTTTCAACACCATAGGGTGATATTTTTCGCTCCCACTCTTTGAGCTTCGCCTGATATCTCGCCACATTCTCGGGATCGACGCTGCCGACTGTCAGGCGCTTATACCGCTGCACCATGTTTTCTATGTGCGCACGGTTGTATCGTCCGTAATCGGAAACATCGTTTTCCTCGTTGTTGTAGTGATTGATTTCTTCAAGTTCCGGATAATAGGTTCCGAGTCCGTGCCGGCAACGAGGATGGAACAAGCCGAGCTTCATCGCCTCGGACAGCAGCATATAGTCGCCGTCGTCCGGCTTGCCGCCGGAATACACATCATCAATGAGCACCTTGCGTTCAAACGGTCTGCAGAGTTTGCAGGCGGTGGCATGGTGCGAAATAATTACGAGCGTCTCGCCTATGCTTTTGCGAAATTCGCCCTCGCCCACCATATATGCCCGCTGATTCGCCGTTCGAACGGCCATCGAAGCGTAGTCCGCGATGTTGACCCTGCGTCCGTCGCGGTACTCGATGCAGTTGATTCCGCGTTCCAGAAAGTCTTTCACGGCCATATCATATGCCTGTGTTTCGGTCATCACGCCGTTTGAGGCATACATTCCTGCTCGAAAGATGGTCTGCCGATAGGTGTCGTTCATCATACGCAGCACGGCAGTATTTGCCGCACCGAGATCGTTTTGCAGGGCGTTAATCATCCCGCTTATCTTTCGGTCGTTGACCTTGAAGAAGCTTTTGCGCATCGCCTTTGCGGATTTATAGCCCTTGCCGAGAGCTTTTTTATAGCGCTTCAGTTCATGCTTTGAGCCTTGCCGCAGCTCCGCTTTCATATGCTCCGATACTCTGTCCGACAGACCGCGAGTTCGGCTGCTGATAATCTGCCGGTTCTCGCGTTGGTAGCGTTTCAGCTCCTTGAGCTTTTCCGCCTGCCACTGAGGGTATCTGAGCCCGGCGTCTGTCTCCTCGGCAAGATGACGGGCGAGGTTACGCTGCATCGATTCGATGAGATAAAGCTCCATATCGCGATAGATCTGCGCTATCTCTCTGTCAAAATCAACGCCGCTCATCTGTTGTTACCTCAATCAAAATCGTTCAACGCGGGTTCGTTCATTTCGAGGATACCGCGCTCCTCTTTTATGCGCTTGACCTCTTCCGCCTTCCAATCGTCGTCCTTGTCGTCGCCATAAAGCTCGTCGACCTGAGTCTTGGTTGACATAATGCCGCTGGTCGCTGCCTTACCGATCGTCTCGACCTGTGCTTCGAAGGACGGGTTCGCATAGCCGCCGAAATTGACTGCCACTTCAACATCTTTGCTTTCACGACCGTTGAGCGTGCAATAAAAATCAAGAGACGCCTGAACAAGGTCACGCAGCGCCTTGTTGAGGACATCGGTGACCCTGTTTCGGGTATAAAGCGTAGTTTTTTCCTTTTCGCGCTGCGCCTCGGCGTTGTCGAGCTTTTTAACGTCAATGCCGAGCGTGGACGGGGAAATTATGCCCTGCAGACAGAGGTCAAGCGCAGTGCAGTACGAGGACAGTAAAGCCTCATACTGGATGGTGCCCTGTGTCGTCTCGATTTTCTGCTGCGCGCCCTCCGCCATGCTGCCCTGCAGTTGGATATAATCATTATCAAAGTCATTACTTTCGAGAACCTCTCCGGTGCGGACATTGCGCGGCAGCAGGTCGACTGGTATGTACTCCTTTATCTGACCTTTGCGCACGGCGAGCATCCACTGAGAAAACACCTCGTCAAAGGCATCAAAATCATCGAGCTTGCCGTCATAGATTGATTTTCCGCGCCCGGGGTAGATAGTTGACCGCCGGAACATCAAAGGCACTGCGGGCAGGAAATGGGCGTTATTTTTGATATCTCTGCACCCGTCGAGCTCCGGGAAGTCGGATATATCCGCCTCTCTATCGTTCGACACATCCACCAGCGAATATGTTATGCTGTCATAGTCGTACCGCTCTTCGAGCAGATACGGCTTCTGATTGATAGTCCGCTTTGCCTTGAAAACAACCGCACTGATTCTGCCGCGGTTATACTCAAAATCCACACGGTCAGCAGGATAGAACTCAATGATCGGCAATTTGCTAACCGTGGGGTCATACGACAATTTAAAAGCGCCGTCACCCAGATACAAAGTATCTCGGACAGCGTCGCTTATTATGTCGGTTATGAGGTTTTCTTCGGCTATGTCCTCCCACACCTTCCCCATGTCGGGGTCATCAACGGTAATAGCATACAGGTCTCCGACACAAACATCGGTCAGCGTATCGACTATAAGTGACGGCAGCCCGGTGTGAATTTTGCGGATCTTCATTCCGCGCGTCGGCTTGCTGCCCCAAAAGTGTCCGTTGCCTATGTTGTCCTGAATATGCGCATAAAGCTCTTCGATTTCGTTCGCCCTGCCGCGATACCAGATACGGTCTTTAAATACTTCGACGTCATGGTCCATAAGCTGATGGATATTTATAGACACTCCGTTATCTGTGCTGATATTTAAAAAGTTCCTTACGGCGGTTCTGACTCTGTCGCCTAGGCTCATTTAATCACCCTCCTGTTACTGCGCCGATCTGCTTAACATACGGCAGCCATCCGTACTGCGACGCATTTATTGTGTGGTCGTTTCGGTCTTCCGGCTGATTGTCTTTGTCCTGCTGCCAGCTGTACAATTCGAGCTCTGCGATGTGGTTCTTGCAGTGGTCGCACACAAGGTAATGCCCCGTGTGCAGCCAGCCGAGCTGCAGGTTTATACGGTCAATTATCTTTGTCGCCTTATAGGCGTTATTGAAAGAATAAAGACAGGCGTTATTCCGACGGTACTTCAAAAGTTCCGTCATGGTCGCCTGGTCCGCGGAATCGATAAAGACATTCCGTGCGAGCCCCCACTCCTTGCGGTTGCGCTCCAAAAAGTCAATGTAGTTGCGCACCGTGTCGCTCGGCGCTATCGGCTCGCTGATGTCTCGGTTGTTATAGACCCGCTCGTCCAGGCATATTACCTTACGGTCGGCGGTGATGCCGAGAAACATCATTGCTATCGTGTCCGGAGACTGCGAGGAATACGCCGTATCCAGCCCGGACGAAAACGCGATGAATTCAAACGGATCATTCTCATCCTCTAAGTGCTTGCGTATCGCCGCTTTTGATATAACATGCCGCTTGCGGTCAAAATTAGAAAAGACAAGCCCGGTGGCTCGTCCTCTCAATCCGAGTATTTTGTTTTTATATATCTTCGTGCCGGCGGGAACGTTGCTTATAATCTGCTGCCGCTTTTCGGGTGTCAGGGCGGCATTGTGGTCAAACGAGAAGTACCACCACACCCATCCGGGCATTGCCGGCTCGGAAAGCATCTCAAGCAGTTCCGTCGGCGCGTCATCTGCATATTCGGGCAACGGTCGGGAACGGTTAATATATTCCGAATACACCGGCAGGTTCGGGTCGTCGGGGTTGAGCGTAGCAAGCAGATAATCGCAACGCATAGCCGCCTCGCGCACATACTCCATATCCGCAATGTTTATCTCGTCGATATAAAGGCAGCCATACTGGCCGCCCAGAGCCTTTTTCCAGCGAGCTTTGTTGTCGTAGCCGAGCACATAGATTATTTTGTCCTCTGCTCCTGTGCGAAAGACGATATGCGGCAAGCTGTACTGACCCTTACCGCCGCTGTTGTATTCTACCCGGGAACCGAACACATCTATAATGCCGAGTTCCTTGTTGATGATGTTTTTTTCTATTGTTCCGGTGTCCAGACCGCTGACGATGTGAATCTTTTTCGGACTCGCCGCGACGCGAAACATGAACTTCATGATGCCGACTGTAGTCTTGCCGGCATAGGTCGTCCCCTCGAGGAACTCGACCGACGCCGAGCGGCAGCGGAGGAAATCGCGGAACTTCTTACTCAGCAGGACCTCACTCATTGCTGCTCAACTGCCTCAGAATACTGTCGAGCTTGTCAGACGGTTCTATCTTAGCTTCAATTCCATCCTTAAACAGGCTGAAACGCTTGCCAAGCAGCTCCGCAGCCTTCAGGCGCTCCTTTTCGTCCGGCGGCTTATCCAGCACCTTTGCCGCACTGCAGCCGTCGCCTTGACCTTCCACAACCACGACGCTCGCCGTGCTGTCTCCGCGCATCACCGCGGTGAGGTACTCCATGACCTCCTGCGCGTCGGCTATCTTTTTCGAGCTCAGCTCTTCGAGTTTTGCTTCGATGTAGGCTTTAACATTAGCATTTGTTAGCAGCCTTGACGCATTGGCTCTCGCAGCATCATCCGATTTTATCCGTGGATAAGCAGCCTTGTATGCTCTTGTCGCGTTGCAGTCGACGATATACTCATCTGCAAACCGCCTTTGCTTGCCGGTCATGGGTTCACCTCCGTTCTTGTCGTAAAATCAAAAGCCCCGCTATTTATGACGCCGCGGGGCAGGCGTGTGTGAAAGGGGACATAAAAATGAAGAATAGAATATCGGTAACATTCTTCAGCTTAAAGGTTAGCACATATGTGTGTGCCATGTGTGCCAACTTTTAATTTTTCGCGATAAATCTGTAACAGATATGCTTGACGCTGTAAGAACTACTACCGATTTTATCCGCCACATCTTCCCATGTCAGTCCCTCGATAAAGCGCAGCGTGAATATCTGCCGGGTCAGGCTGTCGGGAATATCCGATATGTAGCGCTCAAGTCGGCTGCGCTCATATATGCGCTGCTCGATTTTAGCCTGGATTATAGCTTCGAGATCCGTCATCTCCGCTATGCAGCGTTCAAGCGCAGGCTCAGGGTTCGGGCTATGCGGCATACCGTCGTAGTTCGGCGACCTCGGACAGAGCAAATTTGCCCGCAGTTCCGCAAGCCTCTCACGGTCAAGCTCTATCTCCTTGTCAAGGTAGTACAGCTGCGACAACTCTTTAAGCGTCATTTAACAGCCTCCTCTCGGGTTTTGTCGTGCTTTTCAATCTCCGGCTTCAGACAATGCCAAAACGGGCACAGAGGCTTTTCTCCGCCGGTCTGGACGAGAAACACACAATGCTCATCCGGACACATCTCAGGCACTGATATCACCTGCTTTGACTTTCTGTATTCGCGCCTTAAGTACGCGCATGACTGTATCGTGTGTGGCTGCCCGGTCTCTGATGGCTGCCATAACATCCTCATCGACTCCGCCCTGCACGACGAGATAATGGACATACACCTTGTCATACGGTGAACCCTGACGCCACAGGCGGCATTTACCCTGATCGTTCAGTTCGAAGCTCCAATTCGGCGTAAACCACACGATATGCCTGCCGCCCGCCTGAAGATTAAGCCCGTATGCGCAGCTGCTCGGATGTACAAGAAGCACATCAATTCCGCCGGCATTCCATTCGTCTTCATCTTCCGTACCACGGTATACCCGCACTCGCAGTTTGGTCTTCTCAAGTGCGGCAAGTATGCGGTCGCGGTCGTGTTGGTAGCCGTAGAATGTGATGCACGGTTCGCCGTTCAGACTCTCAATCAATTCGAGATACGCCTCCAACTTCGCGTCGTGAATATGTACCACCCGGCGGTCATCGTCATACATAGCACCGGCGCAGAACTGCTGCAGCTTTCCTGTCAGCACAGCTGCCGTGTTCGCTGTTATAACATCCTCGTTGATTTCCAGCAGCAGGTTCTTCTCAAAATCGCGGTACGCCTTTTGAGCTTTTGCATCAAGCACCACCGGAATCTCGCGGCTTATGCACTCCGGCAATTCGAGATAGTCTTCCGCCTTCATGCTGACGCAAATATCGCTTATAGCGGACAAAACTGCTGTTTCCGCATCACTTTTAGGCTTATAGTCCGTAAAGTGCCCGCCGTGCGTGTTGGCATCGAAGTATCGTGTCCTGAATTGCGTGATGTTTTTACCCAGCCGCGCGCCCTGGTCAAGTAACCAGACCTGCGCCCACAGATCCATTAGGCTGCGTGATGACGGCGTGCCGGTAAGGAGTACCGTCTTTTTGAAAAATCTGCGCACAAGCTTTAAAGCCTTGAATCTTTTGCTACTGCCGTTTTTGAAGCTTGTGCTTTCATCAAGCACCACCATGTCAAACGGCCAATCCTGCTTGTAATAATCAACCAGCCAGGCTGTGTTCTCCCTGTTGATAACATACACGTCGGCAGGTGTATTCAGCGCGCGGATGCGCTTCGCGCTGGATCCAAGAACAGGAACCACGCGCAGATGCTGCAGGTGATCCCACTTCGCCGCTTCCTTGCTCCACGTGCCCTCCGCAACCTTTTTCGGTGCGATTACAAGCGCCTTGCAAATGCTCCAACGATAGTACTTCAGGATGTTGATTGCAGACAGTGTTATGGAAGTTTTGCCGAGTCCGGGGCGCAGGAATAAACCGACAGCCTCATCATTCACTATGCGCTCGATGCAGTATGCCTGGTAGTTATGCGGCTTATATTCCACCTGCCTGCACCTCTCTTACGAAATCGTCGGCTGCCTCCCTCGTGTCAATCAGCCGTACCGGAAAGCCGAGAGTGCTCAGCTCCTGATGCACATGCTTCTGCAGCTTTCGTGCCTTTTTGCCGGGGGCTTTAAGCTCCACAAAATAAAGCTTTCCGCCCGGGAGAAGCACAATCCTATCCGGCATACCATTTTGGCCGGGGCTTGTGAACTTCAGCGGCCAACCGCTCAACCGCGTTTTTACTGCCTTGCAGAAGTACTGCTCTACTTCTTTCTCAAGCATTGTTTTCCTCCTTTTTCTTACATTCTTACATTCACGCGTGTACACATACGTACATCAGGCGGATTAGAGAGTTTTTTTACTCTCAAACTCTCTAATTTACTAATCTTTAGTAAAAAATGTAAGATTGTAAGAAAATTATAAGATTTCTTATTTTTCAACGGTTTTAGACCTTACATTTTATATTACATTCTTACAAATCCCTCTTTTTCAAAAAAAATTGTAAGATTTTGATTTTCTTACAATTCTATACGTTTTTACAATTGTAAGGGTAATTGTAAGATTAATTGTAAGAATTAAATTACTTGTGCACAAAGCCGCGCTGCGTACCATAAGGCCCCGCATATTTTGCATTGGCAGCCTTTTTCCATCCAGGTGTTGCAGAAACGATTGCGTTTATTTCTCGGGTATCGGAGTTCTTCATTTCCTTTACACTTCCTTCAAACGCTTCACACCAGATTTCGAGCGCGCAAACTCTGTCACGCGGAACAAGGTTCAGACTGTCGTTACCCACGGTTACACCGCTCCAGAACATACGCCGTTTGTCCAACGGCCATTTGCTCCAATCCTCCGGTACTTTGCGTTCGAGGAACTCACGGATAATGCCCTCACGGCTCGATGTCTCGCGGTGCTCTTCCTGCTTGGCCTTTGCAGCCTCTTCTATCGCTCCTGACAGATACAGCGGTTCTCCCGCCTGCCACCGCACAAGAGCCTCAGCCCATATCTGATCGCGTTCGTTGTCAAGATCCTTCCAGACGCTCTTTCGGTGCTGCTGTTCGCCCGTGTCTATCGGCCAGAAACGGCGGTTGCCGGTGGTGTCCTGCAGGAAGTCGGAGTTATTCGTCGTGCCGAAGAATATACAACTGCGCGGCAGTTCTTTGACATTTCGCCCGTATGCCGCTCTGAATCTGTCCGCCCGAAGGCTCAAAAACTGCTTAATACGGCTGACATCTGTACGGCGGAAAGCATCAAGCTCTGATACCTCCACAAGCCAAACTCCCTGCAACAGCTCCGATGCCTCTTTGCCCTCAAAGGTGCGTATACTGTCGTTGAACCATCCGCGGCTCATTTTGTCGAGCAGCGTACTCTTTCCTATGCCCTGCGGTCCGGTCAGAATCACCATGCTGTCATATTTGCATCCGGGCGTCATTGCACGGGCAACAGCCGCAGTAAACGCCTTGCGGGTTACGGCGCGGTTGTATGCCGTGTCCTTTGCGCCGAGGTAGTCTATGAAGAGACTATCCAAACGAGGGACATTATCCCATTTACCAATCAGGCCGCGCAAATAATCCTTTACGTCATTGAATGAGTGCGAATTTGAATGGAGCGAAAGCGCACCGTCTATCTTTCCGTTGCCTGTTATCTTGTAGACCTTTTCGAGGTACCAGTACAAGCCGGCATTGTCGTTATCGTCCCACAGCCTGCGCTTGTCACGCTTATCCCAAGGGAGCGCCCCAAGCACCTCTCCGCGCCCGGCAAACTCGTTGAGTGCAAACTTTCCGACAAGCTGAGGGTCGTGTTCGAGCACTATACGCACATTGTCTATCGTGCCCTTTATGGCGCCGGTCTGTACATTCTTCTCGAGCAGCGTCATCCAGTCAACAGCGTCCTCTTCTTTGTCCGCTGCGACGCCCTCGAAGTCTTTGACTGCACTCTCATAGCGCTCACGATCCATAAGTGTCGCAACGGCTTTCAGACCGCAGGCATATTTGCACATCTCGAGATAGGACGGCAGCCTGTTTGTCGGAGTGCCCGGCTGCGCTTCATCATCCAACTCAGCGTACTTGTGCAGGCGGACGAGGTCGAAAGCATTGACAAGGCGACCGCCGCAGGGGTCGGTGGCGTGGTGGCTGTATAAGAACTTGCCATCGTCATACAGCACCGCGCCTCCGGTCGTAGAGCCTCCGAGGTATGTATATCGTCCGGAAGCGCTGTCAACAGGCTCATATATTCCGGGGATGAGTTCATCCATCGCCCGTGGGATGTCGTAAACGCGGCAAAAAGCACCCACAGTACCGTGTTTATCTTCGGGGTCACCCTGCTTGACTGCTAACTTCGTGAAAGCCTGCTGCCCCGGCAGAGCCGGCCATAGGGACACATCGTGCCAGTCCGAATATTGGGCAAGCACGCCGTCGGCAGACGCAAACGGCTTGTCCCCCACGAGATAGACATATTCGCTGTCCGCGCAGCAGCTCGGCCAATACATCAGCCGGCTCGGCTCAAAAGTCGTGGGATCTGTGAATTCAAGTCCGATAAGCTCCGCCATCTTGCGAGCTATCGGCTCATATTCATCCGCAGTTACTGTGCGGTCTAAAGGCAACAGCACTCTGAGTCTCGGCGCCGCCGGCTGATGCTTGCGCGTACTGTACACGCAATAGCCGCAGCCGAGTGCATCCACACGGCGCAGCACGTCATCCTTATGCCCCGCGGGTATGCTGTCGAGGTCGAGCGTGACAACATCCCTGCCTTGAATATTATTTGCTTTGCGGCGGTTGCCGAGCAGCGTACCGCCGACAAATCCGCCGACATCTTTCAGATCATCCTGCTGCGCCTTCTTGAGGTTCATATACTCTGCGAGACTCTCTGTGCCTCGCGCCGGCACTTTTAGCTTCTCCCACAGCTCCGATACAAGCAGTGTCTGCGGATTCCACACGATGGCGCGCCTGCTTGCACCGTAAGATATGGTTATTTTTCGGTCATGTTGCATATCGTTTTCTCCTCGACCGTTAATCTTTTTTGAAGAATCCCCCGACCCAGCCGTCAGCGTTGAGCGGTAAGCCCGGTGCCCACGGTATCGGTTGGCTCATTATATTTACGACATCGTCAAGCGTTGCAGTGTCCGCACGGCAGTCTATAACAACCTCGTCGTGGATGTGAAATACGACCGGCAAGCCCTCTTTCTCAAGGTTTTCAATAGCCTGCGCCAGGCAATCGCGCGCAACAGCTTGAACGCAATTCTCAACAAGCTTCCCGCCGTAGGTCTCAATGCGTTTCCACTTCTTTGTGGTCTGATCCATGCCCATATATGAAATGGACGGTCCGCCCCACTTGTTTTCTCCAATCTGCGGCGAGTTATAATACAGCTTTCGCCCGCTCGGAAGCAGAACCGTCAGATACTTGACCTCATGCACAGCATCATATTCACAAGACACAAGCAGCCTTCCGACGCCGACGCTGCATCCGGTACTTATTGCCTCCACCGCGGCGGAATTCATCTTGTACCAAAGGTCGCATATGCGCTTGTTTGTGTCGCGCCAGCGCTGCACTATATCGGGCAAATCATCTTCGGGTATACCCATATCGAGAGCGCCCATATTTATCAATGCACCCGCTCCGCCCTGATATCCAAGAGCGAGCTCCGCAACCTTGCCCTTTTGCCGCAGGGCGTACTCCGGATTGCCCTTTTTTATTCTTTCAATCGGTACGCCGAACATCTGTGAAGCTGACGCTTCGTAAATTTTGCCGTGGGTCTTAAAAACCTCGAGCCGCCACTGTTCCCCCGCCAGCCACGATATTACGCGCGCCTCTATTGCGGAGAAATCTGCATCGATGAGGACATTACCGTCCGACGCAACAAATGCAGTGCGTATCAGCTGTGACAGCGTATCCGGCACACTGCCGTAAATCAGTCTCAAATTGTCAAGTTTGCGCTGCTTTACGAGATTTCTCGCGAGTTCAAGAGGCTGTGTGTATGTTCTCGGCAGGTTCTGCACCTGCACCAAGCGCCCTGCCCATCTGCCCGTCCGGTTGGCGCCGTAGAATTGCAGCAGCCCCCGAACACGCCCGTCAGGGCATACGGCCTGCTCTATCGCATCATACTTTTTCGTGCTCGTCTTACCGAGTTCCTGCCTTATCTCAAGCATACGTTGCACCCCCGGGATATCCGGTGCTTGCGCTATCATCTTTGCAACAGTATCTTTCCGCAGGTCTGTAACCTCTTCCCCGGTCTCCTGCTCAAGCCAGGCGGAGAGCTGCTGCACGCTGTTCGGATTATTCAGGCCGGATATTCGAACCGCCTCTTGTGTCAGTCGTTCGCGCACGGTTGCGCCAATTTCAAGCGCGCCGCTCACCATTTCCATGTCCACAGCTACGCCTCGGGCATTGATGAGGAGATCTGTCTCCCACTGCCTCTGCAGCCAGTCCGGCACGGTAATCAGGGAAAGACGCCGTTCGATTTCCATTTCGGTCGTCACATCCTGGGCGTTATATTCCTTAAACAGCTCCCAGCGCGCCGGGTCATGATTCGGTAGATTTCTGCGCCTGCCGCCGTTGCTTTTTGTCGGCGTGCAGGGCACGCAAAAATACCGTATCAATGCTTTGCCGGTGCTGAGTTTACGCTTATCCTCCGGCAGACCCAAAGCGCGCCCTGCGGCGTCAAGCCCCGCAGGGTATCCCGCATAAAGCCCGTGAAACATGGTGCAGCGCCACTGTTCCGGAGGCAGCTGCCTCCCCATAAACTTGGAGAGGCAGCCCCATTCAAACGCTGCGTTGTATGCGTGCTTCAGACACTGAGGATCGCACAGCGCGTCCAATACCCAGTCGGGCAAATGCTCTCCCTGTGCTATGTCACAGCACACGGGCGGAGCACCGTTGAGAGAATAGGCAAAAAGCAGGATCTCGAAATCCGGGCTCGCTATATATTTTTGAGCACCGGCTTTAGCTATCGGCACACTTGAGAATGTCTCGAGGTCGATACTTAAATGATCCATTTCTTTTTCTGTCTCCTTACATAGGCTGTCCGGTTATCGGGTTTATTTTAGGTACGAATGCATTAGCGGCGGGCTGTGCTGCAGCGAAGCTCTGACCGAGGCCCTCAAAGTCCGTGGCCGCTGATGCGCCGCCCCCGAGAGGCTCTCCGTCACGAGTCTTGAGCACATTTCCGAGACCGCATCCGACTCCTTTGCTCCCCGCGCTGTCATAAGGGTAGAAGTTGACCGTTACACGAGCGTACATTCCGCTGTAAATGTCCGATGGCGCAAGCTCGCAGTTGATGTTATCGATGCCGACAACCTGCGGCTTGTTCTTGGTTGATGCCGTGATAACGAAGTGTCCCTTACACTCGTCGCCATAGGGCAGCCCGGATTCGCGCAGCCCGTCGCCGTCGTGGAGCAGCGTCTTAGGCGCGGGATGTGCCCCGCCCCATTTGCTGCTGACGCCGTCGTCATATGCCGCCTGCATCGACGCCTGAATATCTGCGATGGTCGCAGTGTCTGTTTTGGGGATCAGCAGAGTCACGCTGTATTTCGGGTCTCCGCCCTGCTTAGCAGCGCGCGCGGTAATGAGGTTGCAGTAAGAGAGTCTGACCTCGCCTGTAAGTACTTTTGTTTTGATGTTCTGATACATGAATATATCCTCCTGTAAATTTAGTCATTGATTTGAAAGCCGTTCTCACGGAACTTTTCATTGAAGATTTCGCACACGGATTCAATCTTTTCGAGCTTAGCCAGGCACTTTTTCACTTGCTCTGCGAGCCGTTTATTCGAAAGTTCCTGTTTTCTGATAGTCTTCTTGTCTGTTGTCACGGTACCATTTTCCCATCCTGGCGCCTGATATAGGTCGGAGTAGTTTTTCTTAGCCGCGGCGGCATCTTTTCTGCAATCTTCGCGACGCAGATATAAGTATTCACTCATGCGCGCTATCACGCCGGCATTTGCGCGAAACCACTTCTGCGCCAGTGTAAATAGGCTTTTGATTTTAGGGTTCGGTGCGTTCTCTAAAAACGCCGGATAAACAACAACAGTTCCGTTGCCATGGTGAATAGAGAAGTTCTTTGTGTTATCCATTTGCAACACCCGCAAAATCTGCCGCCGCCGGGCTATACGGTTCACGCTTATCTGATTTCGGCGCGAGTGTAGGCTTTCCGAGCGGTTTGACAACAAAACTGCCGAGCTTGTCAGCAAACTCTGCCTTGCCCATGAGCTTCTCGAGCTCGGTAAGCGTCTTCGGCTTGCGGTCATAGACAAGAGACTCGTCATAGCCTGCGGCAATTGCCGCGGCAAGGGCGGCATCCTGATTACTGAATGTTCTGATACTTCTTCCGGCAACGGCTTTCCATCCGGGAATGGACTCACCGCGGATAAGTGCCGAGAGAGCGTAATCTTCGAGATCCTTGTACCATTTCACAAGGTTCGCTCCACGAGCGAGGCAGTCTCCAATTTCTGCGTCCGTCAAAGTGTGTATGTCGTGCTGTTTGAATTCTTCCAGTGCGAGGTTCTGCTCCGCTCTGGCTCGGCACGTCGCACGGGCTCGGCAGAAACGGCACCACTCGCCGGCGCAAAACCTGCCCTCGCCGGAGAACGCCTCCTGCGCTATCGGCTTGATGCTTTCGCCCCATGCGCGCAGTTCCTCCACAGTTATTGTTTCGGTGCTGACCTCTGATTGGATTCTCGGTTGGTCAATGGTCATGCTGACAAACTTGATCGTGTCTCCGAACACCGGCGCGTATCGTCTCAGCGCACCGAGCGCATAAAGCCTCATCTGCGGGTTATTTTCTGCCGAGACCGGAACACCCTGACCGTGTTTATAGTCCACAATGCTCAGTGTGTCTCCGCCTATCATGATACAGTCACAGGTGCCGTATCCCTCCGGCACATAGTCGCCAAAGTCAACGCGCACCTCTGCCGCCACATTCGGACGGGTACAGTACTGCATGGCTCTTTCGGACAAATGCTCTATGTACAAATCAGAGGTTTTGTCCATCTCGTCGTTATAGAGCGGCGCTGCCTTGAGCTTGTTGAGCTTTGCCGTAAAAGCCCGCGGCTTAATCTGCATGGTGAAATGCTTAATCACTTTGAGCTCGCATATTGCGTGCGCAAGTCTACCCTCTTCGGCATAGTGCGAGTTTGTTTCGGGGAACTGCGCTTCAAGCCTCGGTGCAGCGGTGCAGTGCAGCCACCGCGCAGCGGATGAAGCTGACAGCAGTGCATGTGTCTCAGGTGGCATATTTCTCAACTCCCTTCATATCTGCGCGCCGAGAGCACGCAACTTGCCGGCCACAGCGCCATATGTCTCGGGCTTAAGGTCCGTGATGGCGTTGACGCCGAAGTCAGCAAGCAGCTGCAGGAGCTCCGGCATCTTACCGGCGTCAACGAGCGTTGTTCCAGCATTCGCGAGCATCTCCACGGTGTACTGCGGCGCAGAGGTCGGTACCGTTGATGCCACGGGGTTAACCGAGGGCGTGACAGTCTGAGCAGGCGCAGGGTCGGCCGGAAGCGGCGTTACCTGCACTGTCGGTGCCTTGGGTGCCTCGATTACCGTTTCCGGGCGTTTGCTGCCTCCGCCAATAGCGGTCGCGAGCTTCTCAAGCACTGCGACGAGTTCCGTTGTCGGGGCAATAGTTACTTTCATTTCTAACATTTTCAAAATCCTCCTTAAGGTTATATGTTGTGCAGTCGCATCTCTCTCCGGGGTCAAGATTGGCTCCGCAAAGAGGGCAAGTGTGATAGTAAGGCATATTGACAAACCTCCTCGGGTTGTGCTATTTTAGTAGTGTGTTATTTCGCACAGCCGTCTTCGCTGCCCACTCAGCGTTGGCGGCTTTTATAATATGCGCAGTAATCGTCTGTCGGCGGCGATTCGCGAAAGATGCCGGTCTCGTGGGTGTACATGCACGCTGTGCCGTCCCAGTCGCCGCACGGAGCTGCCATGCGTCTGCGCCAGTCACAGCTGTTGCAGACCGCCATTTTGCGCCAAGGGTCACGCCCGCGCTTCGGTGTCGGTGTTGGTGCTGACACGATTACTTGCTGCCGCCGATGGTCGGTCAAGCCGGCGAGATAATCAATTGACACATCAAAATACTGCGCTATGTTCACCGCCATCGGCAGCGACGGACAGCTCTTGCCGCGCATATATGCCGATACCATGTTAGGCGCAGTGCCGAGCGTCGCTGCAAGGTCTTTCTGCGTGACTTTCGGCACGCTTTCGCGCATCAGGTCTTTTAGCCGGGCAGCAAGGATCTGCACATCGAACGGGCTTTTAGTCGTCTGATTTCCCATTGCGTTTTGTCTCCTTTCTGTTTAAAATTTTTGCTTTGAGGTCGTCCTCGAATGCTATCAGCTTGTCCTCGCGGCAAAAGCCATAGATGATAAGTACGACGACAAGGATCTCAAAAGCGGTCTGAATTGCAAATTTTAAAGCCATAGTTATATCTCCCACTCTTTCAGCTCACCGCACTCGTCCACGCGATGGAACTGGTTAGCGAAACCGAGAATAGAGTTGCGCATTTTGATATAATCTGCGTCATCGCATTGCATCGAACACAGATGATACGCAAGCTGGCAAGCAAGCCTCTTATCGGCTTTGAAATGCAGGCTACCGCACCACAGCGGATAGCAAGAATAATCGAGGTTTGCGTTGCTGAGGTCTGCGTCCCTGAGGTTTGCGCCCCTGAGGTTTGCGTTGCTGAGGTCTGCGTTGCTGAGGTCTGCGCCCCTGAGGTCTGCGTCGCTGAGGTCTGCGTCGCTGAGGTCTGCGCCCCTGAGGTCTGCGTCCCTGAGGTCTGCGCCCCTGAGGTCTGCGTCCCTGAGGTCTGCGTCGCTGAGGTC